AAGCCTACCGGGCGGCTGTCTCAGAGGTAAGCGGGGTGGCCCCCTGGGTCATACCTTCCTCGTGCCGACCTGCGACGTTGCCCTCGAGCATGCTCACCGCGCGTCTTCCTTTCGTGGCAATCCTCACACAGCAGCTGGAAGTTGGACAGCTCCTGCCCGCCTCCCTCTGCCCGGTTGATGATGTGATCCACCTGACGGGCACCGTCGGCACCGCAACACTCACAGTACCTACGTGCGCGTACCTTCCTGATGATCCAACCAGGCGTGCGATCACCTTGCCATCCTGACCATGCCATCATTCACCGCCTGTCTCTGCAAAAATACCCACCAGGAGCAAGACACGACGAACGCGGCACCACCCAGTGAACGAAAGGAATCACTGCTCCTGGTGGGTATTACAGACATTACATTACACGAATGCGGCCACATGTCCAGGTAACCGCGTGTGACGTGCGGGTATAACCCACGGGTATACCTACCCTGACACATCACCCGCTAACCCTATCACCTTACCTGCCAGGTCCCTGTTCAATGTGGGTACTGCCAGGTAACATACCCCCACATCATACCTACCTGCAGGTGTACCTATGGGTACGCCCGTACTATCCCTATCCCCAGCAGTATCTACACGGGGCACATAGTTATCTATCATCTCAACTGATTCAGCGAAGATAGATAATACTACCTGCATGATACTATTGTGGTTAGCTACATCTACTACCTCGATACCATCCTCGGCAATATAGCCATCTACAGGAACGTCATTGACGTATACTACCCCTTTGGCCTTGTCGCATACTACCCGCGCCAATAGACCGCCCTCAGTATCTCGGTTCATCGTTTCTTGCCCCCCTTCCCTGCCGCCTTAATATCTCCACCATTGTCGCCGTACATCGTCTCGATATGTGCAGAAAGATCGAGGAATGCCTTCTGCATTGCCGAGATCGCTTGCATGGCCACATAGTTGACGTTGCAGTGTTCATCCTCAGCAGGCTTCACCCCGAGGAAGGCCATATACTTCCTGAGGTCCTCTGCCGTTGCGTCGGGCTCAATTGCCGGCGCGGTCGGCCGGGCTTCCTGGTTTGCCATGCTTGATTCTCCTTAGTTCGTCGCTTGCCTTCAGTACTTGACCATCGGGCCCTTGCTTCAAGATCGCGAGCGCGATGGCCATCCCTTCCACACGACCGACTGCTCGAGCGTTCACCAGCGCGGGTCGGTGCTTGTACTCCTCAGGAGTGGGTGGATCGTCCTCGATCTTGCCCCACAACTCACGAGCCTTCTTCTCGACCGCCTCGACCGTCATCCCCGACGGGATGAACCAGCCGTTGGCCAAGCTGCTGTGTCCGGACGCCTGAGAGCCCTTCAGACGCCTTGGTTTGCCTCGCCGTGACATTCCCGCGTCACCTCAACTTCGGAGCGTGTACGGGCGCCTCAGGCGTCACTCGGCCGTCGGCCGAACGCCGTCCTGCCTGCTCGCCCTTGCCTGCCCCACACCAGGCGCAGTATAACCAGGTGGCGCCCATGCGCTTGGTGCACGTGGCGCACTTGACCTCCTCGGCTGACTTGGTCTTGGACCCGCCGTCACGGACGAATGACCTCAGCAGGCGATCAATGCCCTGCTTCTCCTTCTGAGCGACTTCGTCCTTCAGCCCGCCGTTGTGGGTGTTGAACCGCTTCTTCGGCGATCCTCCACTCTCACCCGCGTGACCAAGCGGTGAGGTGTACTGGACATAGCCTCGCTCGATCAGGTCGTAGTAGTAGAGAACGAACGCTCGAGGCATGTAGCCGAGCAATTCCTTCTCGATATCCTCGACGTTATTCTTACGCGCCATCCGCACTCACCTCCCGGTAATCCTCGAGCGGGTCGCGTCCTTCAACCACATAGCGCGCGATATCGACCAGGGGCTGCACATCGACGGCCCCGCTCCGTGCGAAGCCTTTTTCGGTCAGCACATCACGCGCCACACCCAAAGCCGCGACACGGCGACGCTGCGACTTGTTCAGCTCAGTCATCCTTGGTACCCTCCCGGTCCCATCGCCTGAATGTTCATGGTGAAGATCATCTTGACCAGCTCGAACGCATGGTCCGGCTGGAAGCCTTTGTCCTCGAGCTGCTTCTGCATCTCTGCGAGCTCGATGGCGCCCTGTGCGAACGGGGACAGCGGGCTGTCGTGCTGAGAGAGCAGCCAGCCCTGGGACATGAGGTGCTGATTGAACGCCTCAGCGAACTCATCGCTGAGCGGGTGCATCTGCCTCCCGCCCGGAGATTCCATGAGCAGGTGCATGAGCGACTGCTTGATTGCCTGTGATGATTGACTCATACGTTTATTCTATTCCCCAATGGCTCCGCCCGCCACACACAGCCCCCTAAAGCGAGTGAGCGTAGTCGAGCGATAGCGAGCGGAGCGAATCGAGCGGCACATCAATTCGCCACGGTGCACACGCGCGCCGTCAGGCGCGTGCGTGTGTGTCCGTGGCCACATCATGTAAACCTTCTCTTCCGGGTACTTGCACTCCTGCCGTTCTTGGGGTAGTCCCCGTTCCCATACATATATCGCGCGCGAGGGGGATGGGGGTTCTTCTTGACCTCCCTCACCGCTGCTTGAATCTCAGCCTTGAAGTGATCCCAGTCCTCTGTCTTCTTCACCCACTCTCTCATCTGCGTAACCATGAGATGCCTCACGTCTGACGCAGCAGGAGAGTGATACCAGTACTGGTCTCCCCGTCGAGTACCCTTGAGCTTGAGTCGCTTCTTTGCGTCGTTATATGCGTCACGTCCCCAACCGCGCTCTACGACAATGTACTGATACAGGTCTCGAGCGTGAATGTCCCCGTGATCTCGAAGGGCAAAGATGTCTCGGATATCGTCGTCTATCAACTGGCAACTCTACTCTAATTACGCGCTTCGCGCGGAGCGGTGGTGTGTGTTGTGATGTGCCGCGGCACGCGCGACTGTGCGCCTAGCGGCGCACGCGCACGGCCGCTCGAATTGATGGTTGTAGGGGTAGAAGGATGAATGTGTGTGAACTTCATATTGATATGATAAAACACGGCCTCTCCCAAACAGATCGAAATATACCCCTACCAGGCGATAGGGGCTATTCCGTCAGTACGTGATCGAGCAGTCGTTCAAGTCCGGGTAGTCATTCATCAGGAAGGAGATGACTTTCATCATGCCCTTCTTGGCCAAGCCTGTCTCCTCGCACAGGTCCACGATACTCGCACGTCCTGAGTCCATGACATGCTTGATGTACGCGCGCTTCAGGCGTGTGTGGCCGGACATGTTCAGATCGGCCCCCAGAGGGTCCACAGCGTCCGGATTGGGCACCGCTTCACGGATACGTGCGATGAGCACATTGGCCGCCTTACCGGACAGCTCAGCGCCTGTCTCGGCGTCCTGTACCGCAGGGTCCCAACGTCCCTCGTCGATACCCTCGACAATGAACTTCATAACGTTGGTGCCGGTGTACTTGGTCTCGTGGTTGAAGGTGACTGTCGCCGTCCCGGTCTTCTCCTCCTTCTTCGTGATGTAGAAGCCGAAGTCCGCCCAGGCGTGAATCTGACCGGAGCCCGCCATGTTCTGCCCCGCACGATCCGAGACAGCGCTCTTGGTCATGTGGTGAACGATCAGCATGGTGGCGCCGGTCGCACGGGCAATATCCTTTACGGGATCGAGCAGCTCTCCCTTGACTTCTCGGCCGCTGTCGATATCCACACCAGGCGCGATGGTCGCGAGCGTGTCGAAGATGACCAGGTCGATGGAGTACTCCTCGATGATATCCCTCAGCCATGACTGCCAGGCGAGGTCCGTGCCGTCGTAGCCGGAATAGATCTGCATGTACAGATTCCCTGGTGTGGGCTCGTCGGGTTGCCACGCCGGGTTCTTGCTGGTCGAGATGATCCGGTGACGATTCAGCACGAGAGAGATCGGGTCCTCCTCCTGAATGTAGAGGACATTCTGCGCGGTCGTGTCATTTCCGAGCCACTTCGATTCGGTCACGAGCGACACCGCGAGATCGAGCGACAGCCACGACTTCATCGACTTGGGGATACCGGCGACGAAGCCACAGCCTCCCCGGGGAATCATCTCCTCGATGAGCCATTCCGGTTCGGGCGCGTTCAGGTACGACTGGTCCTGGTAGTGGGGAACCAGCTTGTCCGGCTTGGGCTCCTCCTCGATGACGGGCTCGCCATCCTCGCCGCGCTTGCTGATTGCCTTGGACGCCTCGGTCATGAGGCGCTTGAGCTCATCCTGCCGACCGGCGAACTTGTTCCACACCGACGGGCGCATGACCGCAACAATCTCGGCGAGGGAGCAGCCGGCGTCTGCAAGCTCACGCTCGATCTGCCATGCGATCTCGGATCGGTCGAGGTTGCCGCTGTCCTGGAGCCGAAGGTATTCTCGGACTTGACGATTCACCTTGAGCTTGACCCGGCTCATCACCTGGTGACGGTCGACGCCCTCCAGCACCTGCTCGTCCATGTCGTGCTCGACGCTGTGAACTTCGACGGGCGGCAGGTCATCGAACTCATCCCACGTGTGCAGGGCTCGGTTCTTCCACACCAGGCGTCCGCGGGTGCCCTCTGCGTAGGCAGCCTTGTTGTTCGCCGACCCGGGCACGCGCAGGAGCTGCGTCGTATCCCACCCGCTCTTGTCCGCCCCGATGAACATGGTGAGGCGATGGTTCGGGCCACCGGGACGCGTGACGTTCGAGCGTTCTTCACCGAGGGCCCAGATCGCTGCGTATCGACCCGGCGACGTCTCCCAGGCGTGTGTGGGCTGCAGGTGCGGCGCGATATCCTCCGGGTTGACTTCATCGAGATCGGCCCACAGACGAGACCCGTCCATTGCGTACTCGCTGCGGCGCTCGGGCTCGGAGAAGATCATGGGAGCGAAGTAGAGGTCATCATCGCGGTGTTGTGCGAGGTGCTTCCTGATCTTTTCCCGGTCGTCGGGCCACCGGAATGCTTGGTCCTCGTGCCATGACTGACGCCGCTCCTTGGTCCGTGCAGCGTCCTTGGGAATCCATGGCAGGAAGACGTAGCCGCGCTTCGTGTTCGACCAGATACGGCTCAGAAGCTTGAGCTGTTCGTCGGGGGTCATCGAGCTCCTTCCTCATATGATCGTTGTATGTCGATCACACCGATAACACTACGTGACCTACTCTCATACGAGGAATACAAGGCGTACTTCAAGCGAGCTCCGCGCCCGTTCATGTCGTCCACACCACAGTGGGCCATCGTCGCCATCTCTCATGAAGGCAAGTACGGCAAGGTCTTTCGTGACTCGTTCCCGGAGGCGTTCAAGAAGGGCAAAGAAATTCTTGCGCGGGAAGACATTCGAGATATCTCGATCTTCTGCAAGAACCGGATCGCTCCCGTGCCAGACTTCGCTTCCCACATCATGTCACCCGCGGAGGATTGGTGCGGGCGTTGCCGGCGGCCGAGCATCTTCAAACTGTACGGCAAGACCCACCCTGCCTTGCGGGACGCTCCTGTTATCGTAGAGCATATGAGGCGCTGCTACTTCTGCGGCATCTCGCTGGAGTACGTCTCGAGGAAGGTGGTCGCATGATAGGGGTGGTTCGATCCATCGCTGACTTCACACTAGAAAGGTTCGGGTATGTACGACGGGAACGGACGTTCGTTGGCCGTGTCCAGCTTCAGGTCGGCCAACCTCCGCACCTTGATATCGAGCTGCCCAGCGGTAAGAAACTCTCAGGCTACCTCGTCCCTCCCCTCGGGGAATCACTCACAGGAGATGACCATGGCTGACTCGGTTACCACTGACGCTGACGACGTGGCGGCCATCCTCCTCGCCCTCGTGTCCATCGCCAATGACTCGCAAGACGCGGATATCGTGCGTCTCGCCATGGTCGCTCTGTATGAAACGGCTCTCGGCCGTGAGTTCATGTCCACCAACCCGATTGAGGTCCAGTAATGAACGTCCGACGACGCAACAAGAAGCTCCGCGCAGAACAGCGTCTCTTCGATACCGGCGGCCCCCTCACGAGCAACTTCGTGCTTCCTCCGGACCCCGCGGTGATGGACGCCGAGCGTGAGCGGCTGAAGCAGATCTTCCAGGAGCGGAAGAAGGTTGACTACGTCCTCGGTCTGAAGCGCTTCGGCTTCAAGATGGGGAAGGCTCACAAGGCGTGAGCAGACCCTATCCCTTCAAGACTGAGCCCTATGCTCATCAGAGGAAGGCCCTGAATCGCGCGCTGAAGCTCAAACGGTGCGCGTTGCTCATGGAACCTCGAACGGGCAAAACCAAGGTCTCTATCGACTACCTGAGTGCCCTTGCGCTTGCCGGCAAGCTCGACCGTGCGGTCATCGTCGCACCGGCGCGTGTGCTTGACGTCTGGGTTCAGGAGTTCCATGTCCACTGTCCGGTGAACTATCACCTGCACATCTGGGACAAGGACGCGAGGAAGAACGCGCTGCCCCGAGTGAACTCGGCCTATGACTTGTCCGTGGTCCTCGTCAACTACGAGGCCTTTGCGATCAGCGGGCCGAAGCTTCCCTCCGGTCGACGCAGCAAGACCAAGGGCCGCTTCGCTCATCGAGCTTCCATCGAGAAGTGGCTTGACGGCAATCCCGCGGCGATGATTCTGGATGAGTCGCACAAGATCAAGTCTCCCTCGGGACGTGCCGCATCTATGCTCGTGTCCATGCGTTCGTGGTTCGATTATCGACTGATCCTCACCGGCACTCCGGTCACGAAGGCGACTCGCGTCTTCGATATCTACATGCAGTGGAAGTTCCTGAATCCGGACCGGTTCGCTCAGTGGCCGACCAGCCTCGAGTTCAAGGAACACTTCGGCAAGTGGACCGAGCGCAATGGCTACCCGCAGCTCATCCGCGTGCAGCACACTGAGCAGCTGAATGCGATGATCCACAAGGACGCTTTCCGGGTGAAGCGATCCGAGTGCTTCGACCTCCCGCCGAAGACCGTGAACGAAGTTCGCTTCTCCCTCTCGCATGAGACGGGCGCGGTGTATGACGAGCTTGCTGAGCAGATGATCGCTGAGATCGAGCACATGAAGGAGACCCACACGGTCGAGGCGTCGATTCCGCTCGTGCTCACCCTCCGACTCATGCAGGTGACGGGCGGCTTTGCAACCACACCGGACAAGGAGGTCATTCCGGTCGGCAATGACAAGCTCAAGATGCTCGAGGGCTACATTGACGAGGCTATCGAGAACGACGAGAAGGTGGTTGTCTGCGCGAGGTTCCGCGCCGAGCTTGACGCCGTAGCTGCAATGGTGCGCTCCAAGGGAGTGCCGTGTTACGAGATTCGGGGCAAGCAGAAGCGCGAAGAGACCACTACCAATATCAAGAACTTCAAGGAGTACAACGGCTGTGCCGTCGCTGCGATGAATCCCCAGGCGGGTGGTGTGGGAATCGACCTGTCCACCGCCAGCCACATGATCTGGTATTCCCTGACCAACTCGTGGGTGGATTACTCGCAGGCGTGCGACCGAATCGCACTCAGCAAGAAGGCGACGACCTACACCTATCTCCTTGCAAAGGGCACTGTCGATACACTGCTCTACAGGACTCTCCACAACGACGGAAACGTCGCTGAGGAGGTATTGAAGAATCCGCACGCACTACTGAGAGGCAAGTCATGAGGAAGTTCCTGCTCATTCTCCCCGCCGCTGCATTGCTCACCGCAGCATGCTCGTCGGAGGCACCCGAGCCCAAGCCCGCGTCCGTCGCGTCGCCGATCACCGCTCCCGCGACCGTCCAGCTGGACACCTCGCCGATCAGCGATGACGCGGCCGAGGAAGCGGTCATCCAGGGCTACATCAAGTCCGCGCGTCAGTTCCTCGACCAGGGAGTCATCACCCGAGATCGAGTCACCACCGCGCTGATCCTGTCCGAGCTCCCGTACCTCACCGAGGATCAGGCGGAGCGCGTCAAGGAAGCGATCCTCGCGTGAGTATCATCGTGGAGGGCCCTGACGGTGCGGGCAAGTCCACGCTCATCAAGCAGCTGCTCGAGGACCTCCCCGGGACGAAGCTGGCTCCGCGCTTCTGCACATCGACCGGCGGTCCCAAAGACGACCTCTGGGCCGAGGTGATGACGGGCGCTCTCGATCTCATGCTGCCTGGTCTGATCTACGACCGGCACCCGATGTGGTCGGAGTACATCTACTCGCACGAGCTCGGGCGCGATATCGCGCCAGGCTTCCTCACACCGGACGCTCAGCGTCTCTCTGAGGCGATGACCGCTGCAACGACGGTGATTGTGTGCCTGCCCTCCCTCGAGCGCGTACGGACGAATCTGGACGCCGAAGACCAGATGCCAGGAGTCGCCGATCACATCGACCGTATCTACGAGGCCTACATGGTCCGCGTAGTGCAATACACCGGGCGCGTTCTCGTGTACGACTACACGGACGCTCCTTCCTACTTCAACCTTCTCTCCGAATTGAGGAATCACGTATGACCGCGACCACCCCCGCCTCCATCCCGTGGACCCACACCACGGACGACTTCGATGAGTACTGGGAAGACTCCGAGGTGTCGTCGGTGCCGGACATTCTGTCCACGATGTTTGCTCAGCAGCAGCTCCACATGCGGGCGTACGACGAGCAGCAGCACACCACACCCACCGTGCCGGAGCACATGCACGGCGACCTCCACCACCCGTTGGTACAGGCGAAGATTCGCGAGCACGCGGGTTACACGGTGGAGGAGCTGTACGAGGCCATCGGCCACCTGAAGAACAAGCCGTGGAAGCAGAGCTTCAAGGACGTGCCGAAGCAGGAGTTCCTCGAGGAGCTCGCCGACGCATGGCACTTCTTCATCGAGCTGCACATCATCGCCGGCGTGACGCCCGAGGAGGTCTTCCGACAGTACTTCCGGAAGACGCTCATCAACGAGCAGCGACGAGACACGGGGTACTGACGTGGGTATGCTGTACGAATATGACCCGGACAGTATCGAGGAGCTGACGGACTCCGGGTCCCCCACCTTCGAAGCTCGATTCGGCGGGAAGTGCCCCGACTGCGAGAAGAGCATTCACGTCGGAGACCTCGTGCATTACACTGGGCCTAAGCACCTCGTCCATGTCCAGTGTCCGATGTTCGAGGTACCCGCCACGTCATACGGGGAGCTCTGCACCGAGTGCTTCCTCTACCATCAAGGAGAGTGTCTGTAGTGAGAAAGTTCAGTGCCCCGACCATGCACGAGGCGCACGACAAGCTGGCCAGTCGGTTGCTGTATTCGACCGCCGACCACCTCGACTTCACCACGGGCATGGACGGGGTACTGGAGCACGTCTACCTCGAGGCCGAGTCCATGAAGTTCGACTACGACCTCAAGCGGGTCTGGGTTCCGCCGTCGCGGTGGACCATGATGATCCGCCAGTACCTCGACCCGGAGGAAGTGACCCGATGGCTGGATCAGATCGACAAGCGACTGGTGAAGGGCAGGAAGCCGGGACGCCCGATCTTCCGCATGGAGTCGTACGAAGAGGAGCCGGAGAACGATCCGGTGCTGAGGACCCAACGGGTGGCGTCTCGCAAGGGAGGGAAGTCCACTGTTCGGAACCTGGGCTCTTGCATGTTGACCCTCTCGATCTCCCTCAGCCCGAAGCCCACCATTACCTTGCACAGTCGTGCTTGCTATGTGGGTTACTTGAGCCCGCTGGACATGGGCGTCGCCTATCACCTTGGACGCCTTGCCGCCGATGTGGCGGGTATACCTCTCGAGCAGTTCCGGTTCGTGTGGTTCATCGAGACCGCGCAGTTCCACCAGTTCCGCACTATCGCCTTCGCGCTCGGTGATGACGAGCAGCGAGAACGGTTCCTCAGCTTGACGGAGACGCCTGATCGTATCTGCCACGCGCGATCACTCAAGCACTTCAATCGGTGGCGCCAGCAGGACGCTGAGGGCGTGCTGTACCGGGACATGCAGAAGTTCGTGTCGTACCAGCGCCTGAGGAAGCGTTACCACTCGGAGGTGCTCGGATACGATTATGCTACGGAGTTCGCAACCGACGACAACAAGGCTTTCCACCCGTTGCCTTCGACCCCGATCTCCTCCCTCACCCTCGAGAAGATTGGACTGGAATGATTCACTTCACCAAGCAGAGTGACTTCCCCTCTCTCCACAAAACCATGGCGCGTGAGCTGCTCCTCACCACACCGATGGACCGGTGTTCGTGGCAGTCGGGTGTCGCTCCCTCGGCAGTGTACGAGCTCGAGGACGCCATCCTTCAGTTCGACGTTCCCGCACTGGGTCCGGAATGGGCTGCCGCGATCTACCCCGAGCTTCCCTGCCCCGACCTGGGTTGGGCGGAAGCCCACTTCCAGGAACGTGTGTCCGGGCAGCCGCTGAATCCGGCTCCCTCGTACATCGACTGGCCGTGGCACTCCGAGAAGTACAAGGAGGAGTACAAGGGAGTGGGCTGGAAGAATCGTCACAACCGGCAGAGCCCCTTCGACCACACCTACCCCGAACGCATGTGGCCGAAGCTCGCCGGCGGGAGTGATGAGTTTCCCCAACCGATGAGTGGTATCCGTTTCGACTACGGCGACCTGCAGGACGTGATCGACCTGCTCAAGCGTGACCCGTTCACCCGTCAGGCATACCTGCCTATCTGGTTCCCCGAGGACACGGGTTCGGTTGAGGGACAACGGGTTCCGTGTACGCTCGGCTACCACTTCATCCGATACGGTGCCCAGCTGAATGTCAAGTACTTCATCCGGTCGTGCGATATCACTCGCCACCTGCCGAATGACGTCTACATGGCCGGCCGTCTCCTTCAGCACGTCGTGCTGCACCTGGAGGGCACCGGAAAGCCTTCTCTCGGGAGGGAATACGGCTCCCCGTACGTGGGAGACCTCACCATGTTCATCTCCAACCTCCACATGTTCACCGCGGACAAGTGGCGCTACGAAGGGATCAACCGATGAAGATCTACTACCTGGCCATCTGTCAGAACTGTGAGCCGCGACTCCCCATGCCTTTTGAGGATGAGGGCAAGCGGGACGAGTGGGCCAAGGCTCACGCGAAGTCGACCAAGCACGCCGTCGCGCTGGGTGTACGCGGAGAGGAGATTCCGGGAAGATGAGTACCTACTTCCTCGCTCTTCGAGGTACTGCTGAGGCTCAGGGCTCGACGGCGAACATGCTCTATCGAGCCTACCTCGAGACCACTACCTTCATGACCTATGTAGACATCCCATACCCGGCGTCTATCTCGATCATGAACGAGGGCCGGGATATCTTCGGCACCTCTCTAGCCATGTCCCTCGGGGCGGGGGTGAAGTCTCTCCTCGATCACATCGTGTCCATTCGCAAGAATGACCCCGAAGCTCGAATCGTTACCGCCGGGTACTCGCTCGGGTGTCTCGTCATTCTTCAGGCAATCAAAGACAACGGGTACCTGAAGAAGAACATCGACCGGGTCATCCTTCTCGCCAACCCGGGAACCAAGTACCTGCTGAACTCCGGCGGAGAACGACGGGTCAAGATGCCCTTCATCTACGATGGTATCTCCTCGGGAATCGTCTCGGACGAGGTCATTCTCGACGCGGGAAGAGATATGCTCGACGCCTACTGCGTCAACTGGTCGGAGGACCCCATCGCATACCTCCACCCGAAGTCACCCCTCCGCTCGGTCGCTCCCTGGCTGTGGGCCCTCGACCTGAACGACCCGCAGCAGTGGATCGAGTACGTCGCCGAGAAGCTCGACAAGAAGCTGGCCTGGTCCTGGCTGAAGTTCTGGGACCCGGGATATCGAGACGCTGCGCTCGAGGCTCTCGATGACCTCCGACGTTACACGGGCGGGTACCATCACACCACCGCGTATCTGGAGAAGGGCAACTTCACCTACCTGAGCAAGCCGGTCAGCGGTGTGTGGTGGGTCGCTCATCTCGCCTCCTCGGAGGTATGGGTTAATGACTGAGCGACTGGGGAGGGAAGAATGGCTGATCGACCTCGCAACCGTCATCTCTCAGCGGAGCACATGCTCACGGCTGCACGTAGGAGCTATCGCGGTGCGTTCGGGCCAGCTGCTCGCGGCGGGGTACAACGGGGCTCCCGCTGGACTGCCCCACTGTGTCCACACGGACGACCAGCCATGCACTCGTGCCGTTCATGCGGAAGTGAACTGCATAGCGTCAGCAGCGCGATACGGCGTCTCTTTGGCGGGAGCTGAGGTATACGTCACCCATTCGCCGTGTGTGTCCTGCGCGGGCTTGCTCGTGAATGCGGGAATCTCGAAGGTTACGTTCTACATTCCTTTCCGAGATGAAGCGGGTATCGAGTTGCTCGAGGCGGCCGGTGTTAACGTCTCTGTTGTGCAACCGTCCATCCAGTTCACCTTCCCACCCAGGTACATCAAAGGAGTCTGACTTGAAGCTCATGATCGTGTCCAAGTACCGACTCCGCGGCAGGAGTGAGGAGTACATCGAGGGGTTACTCCATGGTTCTGCCGTCGTCCCGCGGTTCGTGGGTATCGACCCACACCGGCGAGTAGCTGACGGGGCCGACTTCACGAAGTCGATCCTCCGTGAGCTGCGCGGGGACTTCGAGGAACTGCTCGAGGTGGGTGAACGCCCGGACGCGATCTTGGCTCTCGGCAACGAGGCCCTCTTCGTGACGACCGGTCACTCGGGAATCATGAAGTGGCGGGGCAAGGACCTCGAGGCGAAGGGTATTCCGCTCATCGCCTCCCTTGCCCCGGCCGCGGTCGAACGGAACCCGTCACAGGGTGCACTGCTGCGCGCTGACGTTGCGGCGATCATCCGCACGATGACCGGCGAGAAGCCCGCCGACGGTGTGCTCCCCGACCGTGTGCGCGTAGCCGCGTCAAAGAGCACCCTCAGCGCGCTGCTGAGCGACTTGCGGGACGCTGACGCAGTCGCCTTTGACTTGGAGACTTCCGGGTTCGACGAGCGAGCTGAGGGCGCTTTCATCGTGTCCCTTGCGTTGACGATCTCGAAGGGCGAGGGTCCCGACCTCTGCTGGGCAGTCCCGCTGTGCCACCGCGCCTCGGTGTGGTCGAACAAGTGGGAGCGCGTCCTCCAGATCATCGCGCGAGACATGAAGGCAGTTCCCACTCGAATCGCCCACAATGCCAAGTTTGACTGCCGGTGGATGGTCCAGTTCGGCGCTCCGGTGCCCGTCAACTTCGACACCATGCTCGCCGCACACTTGCTCGATGAGAACCGGGCGAAAGGCCTCAAGCCGCTGGCTCGTGTGCTGCTCGACGCTCCCGAATGGGATATCCAGATCAAGGGCGGCCGTACGTCTCAGCCATGGTATCACCAGCACCCGCTGAAGTCGATCCTCAAGTACAACGCGTACGACACCTGGCACACTATGCGCCTGTACCATCTCTTTCACCAGCAGCTCACTGAGGACCCGCTGGCCCTGAGGCTCATGAGGAAGCTCGTCATGCCGGCAAGCCAGTCGCTCGTCCACATCGAGCGTCGAGGTGTGTACGTCGACCGAGCCAAGCTCGAGGAGTCGACCAAGCTTGTTGCCAGCGAGCTCGACCGAATCCACACCGAGCTGAGCAAGTACGTGCCTGACGAGATTCCCGACGGCATGGCCGTGAACTGGAACCCATCAAAGTTCTTGCGATGGTTGCTCTTTGAGCATCTGGGCCTCCCCGTCCTCGAGTCCGGTAAGACCGGACCGTCGACCAAGGAAGAGGTGATGATGCACCTTGCGGAGAAGTATGATATAGCGAAGCTTCTCCTTGAGCGGGTCAAGTGGCAGAAGTTCAACTCGGGCTTCATCACTCCCTACCAGGAGTTGCTCACACCCGAGTCCCGACTCCACACCACGTTCAAGCTCGCCGGCACGGTGACGGGTCGACTCTCCTCAGGCAAGGCTGACGCCGACAAGGTAACGGGCGCAAAGAATGTCCGCGGTGTGAACATGCAGCAGGTCCCGCGTGACCCGATCATCCGGGGCGTCTTCGGTGCTGCGCCGGGGTGGTCGTTCATCGAGGCGGACTACTCACAGGTCGAGCTGCGTATCGCTGCCGAGCTCGCGCAGGAACCGACCATGCTCGGCCTGTACTCACGGGGCGAGGATATCCACATGGCCATGGCTATGAGGATGACTGGGAAGCCCGCGTCCGAAGTCACGAAGGAAGAACGCAAGAAAGCCAAGGCGGTGAACTTCGGCTTCCTGTATGGCATGGGCTGGAAGAAGTTCATTCAGACCGCGTACACGAACTATGGTGTGGAGGTCAGCGAGCGCGAAGCTCAGGACTTCCGCAAGGCGTTCTTCGAGCAGTTCCCTGTGCTCGTTCGTTGGCACGCGCGGCAACGTCGACTGGCGACGCAGTACAAGCGCGTACAGAGCCCGCTGGGCCGCGTTAGGCACCTCCCCGACGTTGACTCACAGGACGAGGGAGTCGTCGCTGAAGCGCAGCGCCAGGCGATCAACTCGCCGGTGCAGGCGACCGCGTCGGACCTGTGTCTCCTGTCGCTCGTGTTGCTCGACCGTGAGTTCCGCAAGCGAGGACTGAAGGCTGCGCCCATCGGTACGGTCCACGACGCTATCAACTTCGAGTGCCCCGACGACGAGCTCGAGGAAGTCATTCCACTCATCAAGGAGGTAATGGAGAACCCGCCCACACAACAGCTCTTCGGGTATCACTTCAAGGTGCCCATCGTGAGCGACGTTGCAGTCGGGCAGCACTGGGGTCACAAGACTGAGATACCCGGTGATATCGTTGAATCCCCGCAACAACTGCGGGCCTGGCTGAAGGAGCACCACTCGTGAGTGATCTCGTAATCACCAACTCACTGATCAAGTCCTTCAAGGGCTGTCAGCAGGCGACGAAGTACAAGCACGTTGACCTGATCGGCCCCAAGCTGAATCGCGCCAAGCCGCTCACTCGCGGATCGTGGTTCCACTCGCTGCTCGAAGCCAAGTACAAGGGCGAGTCGGTCACTGACGCCCACAAGGCCGAGGTGGTCAAGTTCGGGAAGCTGTTCGATGAGGAGAAGGAAGCCCTCGGCGACCTCCCTCGCGAGATGGCTCAGCTGTACAAAGCCTACAACTGGCACTACGGCAAGGACGCCGGGTGGAAGGTTCACGAGGTCGAGATCAAGCTCGAGGCCGAACTCCCGAATGGAATGCAGGGACAGGGCAAGGCGGATATGCTCATCGAGGATGAGTACGGCCTGTGGGCTGTCGATCACAAGACCCACAACCGCTTGCCGCGTACGGACTACCGACTGCTCGACTTCCAGTCTCCCTACTACATCTGGATGTTTCGTCAGTGTGGCATTCCGGTCGATGGGTTCATCTGGAACTACATCGTGCCCAAGGCACCGCAGCCCCTCAAGTGGGGAGTCCGTGATGGTCGACTGCTAAAGAAGCAACCACACACCGACTACCCGACTGCGTACGCTGACGCGAAGGCGCACGACGCGCTAGAGGATGAGGACGTGGTCGCGTTGCTCGCCCGACTGAAGGAAGAGCGTTACGACCGCGACAAGGTCCAGCTCTCTCCCGTGTTCCGTCGGGACCTGATGGAGAAGAACGACGACATGGTCCAGCGGGTCATTGACGACATCTCCCGCACCGGTGACCGATACGCGCGCTGGCGTGAGGAGCTCGATAAGGACCCTGAGATGCTCGTAGAGCGCTCGGTATCGCGCAACTGCGAGTGGTGCTCGTATCGCTCCCTGTGTATCGCTGAGCTCGCTGGTCAGGACGCGGACGGCGTACGTCGTCGCGAGTTCCAGTCCCATGACCCGTTCGCGTACTACGAGGGCGGCAACAGCGCCGATCTCATCTGAGCCATCATCCGGTAATATAGATAAGTGAAAGGAGGTAAGGAATTGGCAGTGACACGGGCCGCAACGACGAAGGACTACTCCGCGATTGCAAAGGCCAAGATCAAGAAGCCGTCTCAGCAGAAGCAGCGGCTGCCGTCGATTCTCGTCTATGCCCGCAACAAGAAGGGCAAGACGCGATTCTGTACGACTGCCCCGGGAGTGTTGATCCTTGATCCCACTACCGAGCATGGCACGGATGAGTTCACCAAGGTGGACCCGGACGTGTGGCCGATTGAACGCTGGGAGGACTTCGATGAGGTCTACAAGTTCCTGCGTTCGGGAGAGCACGAATATCGCTATGTGGCCTTCGACGGGCTCACGCGATTCAGCAACATGGCCCTCCGCTTCGTCATGGAGCAGGCCGAGGAGCATGACCTGAGCCGCAAGCCTGGCATGGTGCAGCAGCGCGATTACGGCAAGGCCGGCGAGCTCATGAAGGGCATGCTGCACAACTTCCAGAATCTTCCCATCGGGACGATCTACACCGCTCAGGAGCGGATGATCGAAGCCGGCGGGTACGGGGAGGAAGACGAGGACGTGGAAGAGGCAGCTGCTCAATACGTCCCTGATCTCCCCAAGGGAGTTCGCTCGACCGTCAATGCTCTTGTGGACGTAATCGGGCGTATCTACACCGTCAAGGATGACAGTGGCGACAAGCCGGTGATTCGTCGCCGCCTGTGGCTTGAGCCGTCCGCCATCTACGACACCGGTTACCGTTCGGAATACGTGCTGCCTCAGTACCTTTCGAGCCCGACCGTTCCTCGACTGATCCGAGCCATTCGGACAGGCAATCCCAACCCACCCAAGAAAGAAGGCAAGTAAATGGCTGAGAAGACTCAAGGAGTCACCGTGTCCAAGGCGAAGCCGCTCGTCGCCAAGATCGACTTCTCGAACGTCTCGGAGGGCTCGGGTATCCGCCCGAAGCAGCTCCCCGCCGGCGAGTACGCGGCGACGATCAAGGACGTGAAGGCCGGCAACAGCAAGAAGACCGGCACCCCGCAGTGGTGCTTCATCATCGTGCCGAAGCAGCACCCGGGCGCGTCGTACCCGTACTACTGCCAACTGACCGCTGAGCAGGCATGGAAGATTCGTCAGGTGCTCGTCGCCGTGGGTGTCTCGGTGCCCAAGTCGGTCAAGACCATCGACGCCTCCAAGCTCATCGGCAAGGACCTCGGGATCATCCTCGAAGACGACGAGTACGAGGGCAAGCTGAAGTCCGTCATCGACTCGCTGATCCCGCTCGCCGAGGTGGACGAGGGTGACACCCCGGCCGCCGACGATGAGGACGAGGACGAGCCCGCTGCCGAGGAGGACACCTCCGACGACACGGCCGAGGACGACGACGAGCTGGATCTCGACGACCTCTGACCCACACCAAGCTGAGGCGGGGTCTCGTGCGAAGGGAAGCGCATGGGCCCCGCCTCTTCCCATAGGGAGCTGAGAATGACCAACCCACACAAGGACGACGACGAGGCAGACCTTGCCGCTCAGTTCGACAGGGAGGACCACACATGAGCCAACCCGAAGCTAGGCTTGGGCGACAGATTCGCAAGGCACTCGAGGAGCGCGGGGCATTCATGTTCAAGATTCACGGAGGCCCGACGATGATGGCTGGGCTCCCCGATCTCATCGGTGTGTGGCATGGGCGCTTCATTGCGGTGGAGGTTAAGATGCCGGGCAATGGGCCCTCCAAGATTCAGGAGCGAGTGATGGACCGAATCCGTACCGCGGGTGGGCGCGTAGTCGTCGCTCATTCGGTCCCTGAGGCGCTCGAGGTGCTGCGCGCGCGTCGTGACTAGCGACTACTGAGAAAGGCCCCCAGCTTGTCGCTGAGGGCCCTTCTTGGTAGTTACGTCAGACGATCACACGCAGGACTTGCGCGATCATGTACACGATGAAGAACAGGATGAGGAGCCACCCGAGCAGGATGACCCAGTCCTCGCCCTTCACTCGGACACCTCGAGCGCGAGCACGCGGCCGTTGGCGAGCAGGCGTTCGTCGGACATCTGCCCGAGCGACATGCCCGCGTTACGGAGCAGCGCGTCGAGGCGCTGAGCGCGTTCCCGGCGGAGGGCGATGAACTGCTCCCGAGCGGACGGGTTCGCGAGGTCCTGGAGCGACATGCCCGGTTCATCGGTGCCCTGCCAGTTGTCGGCGGTCACCTTGCGAGCGGCGTGCTTGGCGTCCCAGTACTCATCCTTGATTCGCTCGGCCTGATCGAGCGTGAGATCGTACTGCTTGCCCGACTCGGGGGCGGGGATGAGGTCGGTACGCGACCGGAGGTAGGAGCGGAGCTGCTTCGGGGTGATCCCGACGATGTTTGCAGCGGAGCGAGTGTTCATGTCGTGCCTTTCGTTGTGACCCGGTGGTGTGGGTCGTTGGGTGGTGACACGAGAAACACTATCAGCACTCCCGCAGGATTGCAACTAGGTTCGACACATTGGTTCAAAGACGCAGGTCACAGGCGGGTGGAGAGGTGTTGTGGTACGGTATCCATGTCATCTTCCGACGAACGCAAAACCGCGAACGTCGTTCAACCCCCACATGAAAGGTGCAAAACATGGCTACTAAGGACGAAGTTACCAAGGGAATCGCTTGGCTGTCGGAGCAGGTCGAGGCCAAGCTGGGTCAGGCCGTCGAGCAGACCAAGCTGCGCGTCATCCTCCGGAAGCTCGTCGCCGACGGCGAGATCGAGCGGGGCGACGGTCGCTGGTCGTTCACCGGCCTGAAGGACCCCGCGGTCGTCGCGGTGTTCAAGGCGATCAAGGAGGGCGCCACCGCCGACAAGCCGAAGGCTCCCACCGCGAAGAAGGAGGGCGCCAAGCCCGCCTCGGCGAAGCGCTCGAGCCGTGCCAAGAAGGCCGCCCCCGAGCCGGAGGTCGAAGACGAAGACGTGCTCGAGGACGACGAGCTCGATCTCGACTGACTCGCCGTCTGCGCCGGCCTCCTAAGGGCCCTGAATCCCTCGCTACCGGGTTCAGGGCCCTTCCGGTAGAGTTCCTAGCGTGACCGCTAAAGAGCCCCCAGCGTTACGCTGAGGGCCCCTTACGGTCAGGCGAGGAAGTAACTCGCGCTCCCGAACTTATTGGTGATGTGGGCTTCCCCATTCTCGAGGAAGATGTACATGCCGTGGAAGTCCACACCCACAGAACGTCGTCCGAGGCGGTACACCACGGGGACGCGGTAGAGCTTGTTGTCGGTGCGGATCGTTACGTAGTCGGTCATTGGATTCTCCTTCGTGTGGGTGGGTGTACTCATACCTTACCAAACCCACAGAGGAAGTCCAAGGTTTCACTGTGTGACTCAGATCACATAGCCAAACCTTGCGGGTCGTGGGTGGAGTCTGTTAGGTTTGAAGCACACCACCGAACGAACGCGAAAGGTACACACCATGTCGAACTGCACCGAAACCTTCACCCTCGCCAACGGGGAGACCGTCGCTTGCAACCGCAAGGCCGCCCCCAAGAACCAGGTCTCCGGCCACGAAGCTGTCTGCCTGAAGTGCTTCGAAGCTTGGATGATGGAGAACGACCACAACGACAACGGCCACGACGAGGCTGTCGCCGATTGCCCCGAATGCGGCACGTACGACCCGCGCACCAAGCAGGGCCACACCAAGACCAAGGGCACCAAGCAGGTTCACCGCTCCCATGCTGACTGCGATCACCCGAAGACCCCCGTCGCTCGCGCCAAGTGCCGCAAGGCCCGCGCGGCGGGGGCCGCCCCGGCTCCTGAGGTCAACGCTGACGCTCCCGAAGACGACCACTTCGGTGATACCCCGTTCGATGAGTCCGACTACGACAGCGAGGCGCTGAGCGCCTTCAAGGCACTGACCGACAAGCAGCGCGAGCAGGCTCGCGAAGCACTGCGCGCTAACGGGATCGAGGGCGGCACTGTCGACTCCGACGCCCGGGTGGTCACGCTCACCCTTGCGCTGGTCGACCGCGCACGTGCCAAGAAGACCACCGTCGCGAAGCTGTCGAGGGGTGACCTCAAGAACGTCATCGCCATTGAGGCTCTGTGACTCAGATCACGGCCCGCGAACTCTTGACAGGGCTCGCGGGTCTGTGGTAAGATCTTCGCATGATGAACACCACGCACCGCCGCATGTACCCCCACCTCTTCCTCGAGCTCGCTACCGTCAACTCCAAGGAACACAGCCTCCAGGTTCGGGCGGCCCGCGCGGGATGCACCACGCTCGCTGAGTACCACGCCTTCCGCCGCGCGAACTCCTGATAGGATCACTGACATGGCTTCCCACTCGACCTGCACTCACCCGTCCACACCAGCCGCCCGTGCGCAGTGCCGCAAGCTTCGCGCCGCAGGTGCTCCCGCCGCCCCGCTGCTCGCCACCGCTCCGACCATGGCCCCGACGATTGACCCCCACACCAAGGGCGAGCACATGACGCAGGACCAGGCCCGACATCTCGCCCGCGAGCTTCTCGACGCGGTGGGCCTGACCTCCTGGCGCGTGCGTATCGACAACGCTAAGCGCCGCGCAGGCGTGTGCCGGTACAACGTCCGGGAGATCTCCTTCTCGGCACACCTGCTCGCTCTCAGGACCTATGACGAGTCCCTCAACACCATCTCCCACGAGGTCGCTCACGCACTCACGCCCGGCCACAAGCATGACGCCGTGTGGGCTGCCAAGCACCGCGAACTCGGCGGCGACGGGCTGCGCTGCTACGAGGCGTCCGAGAAGGTCGCCGCTGCTGCCCCGTGGGTCGGGACCTGCGAGCACGGCAAGGAGTTCCCTCGCTACCGTCAGCCGAAGCGCCTCCAGGGCTGGGTCTGCAAGTGCCCCGCTGGTCGTACCCCGATCACCTGGGCCCGCAACTCCTGAGCTCCCCCGTCTTACACTGAAAGTACCACCCCAACGAAAGGAGTCCCAATGGCTTTTATCAACCACCCCACGCTCGGCCGGATCGAGGTCTCGCTCGAGGAGCTTCAGCAGCTCGCAGGACAGGAAACTCCGCCGCCTGTGACCCAGGTACGGAAGAGGCGGATTCCCAAGGAAGTGTGGTAGAGTCTACGTACACCACCAAACGAAGGAGAACACAACATGTCCACTCGCTACATCTCACTCATCGCCGACAACGACACCTGCCGCCAGGCCGCGGGTGAAGCTGCCCAACGTATCCACGATGGCGCCGACCACGACGAAGTGGTCGCCGACCTCGCTGTCGACTTCTTCTACATCACCCACCGCGCGATGGGCATGGCCGACGACGAGATCGACAACGTGTGGGAATCCGATTGGGAAGCTTTCGAGGATGACTGGCTGTGCGCCGCTGAGGACGCGCTCGACTGACGCAGCTACTCCAAAAAGGGCCCCAGGTTCAATCCTGAGGCCCTTTCTGGCGTTCGCGTGCATGTTGACTCATCAGCGCTATACGTAGGAACGCAGCCGATACCAGGCCTGCCCACGTGCGCCTGCTGCGCCGCGTGTCCTACTACCGAAGATGCCGCCGTTACCCCCGGCACCCGCAGCACCTGGCGCAGTCGGTGACCCGGCGTTACCTGTACCGCCCACACCACCGACGTAGTTGAGTCCCTCGAAGGTGATGTTTCCGGGACTCGCGCCGTTCTGTCCTGAGGTTGTCCCTGAGCCCCCGGGTGCTGATAGCCCTGAGCCGATACCTGACATAGTCGTAGCCCCACCTGAGTTGGGTCCCGCATGGTCCGAGTTGGCAGGCTGTGCGCCACCCGACCCGATTGAGAACGACAGCGTGGGCGTGCCGTTGAAGTCCACCCCGCGCTCATATCGCTGAGTGACCCAAGACCCCGCGTTACCACCCTTGCCTGCCGCGGTGTTCGCGCCGTTACCCGTCTGCCCCGAGGCTCCTCCGCCGATCAGGACCACGTCCACGTAACGAACCCATAGCGGAACATCGAGGGAGTCGGCTGCCACATACCAGCCCACTTCCCAGTCACGCTTCCAGTGCAGAACGTCACCCACGTAGATACCCCACGGCATTGAGTCCCCGAGGTATATCTCACCCAGCGGGGTGTCTCCCACGTAGATCATGCGTTACCCCGTTCGGATGGTGATCTGTGTGGACGGTGCCCCGCTCGGTGCAGTCGATTGAGAGACAATCGACCAGCCCCGCATAACGGTGGCGGGGAGTCGAGCAATGTCCAACGTCCCCGCGTTGATATCCGAAGCATTGTGCTGGTGGCTCGTCGGAGTGCGGGCATTCGATAGGCGAACATCGTCTCCGCGGACAGCTTGGTTCGTGCCCGTACCGAAGTCGACGGCGAGCGTACGATCTGCACTCAGGTCACCGCCACCGGTGAGGCCCGCTCCCGCGATCACCTGACGAACCTTGTCTGCCTTCTCCGCGATCTGTGCGGCGACCGTTGCAGCGAAGTTCGGGTCATCCCCAAGGGCTGCAGCCAACTCGTTCAGCGTGTCGAGGGCACCCGGTGACCCGTCGATGACCTGGTCGAGTGCTGCCGAGATGGCCGCATTGAGCTCAGCCTCGGACACCTCGCCGGGAGGGCCCTGGTCACCTTGCGGTCCCTTGGGCAGAACCAGGTTCAGCACCTGGCTCGGCGCCGACCCGGTGAGGGTAGCGTCCGCCGGCCCCTCATCGACCGTGCCGATGGACAGCGAGTTGGCAGGTCCTGGGGGACCGGGCACCATCGAGTCGTCACCGGTGTCTCCCTTGTCGCCCTTCGCCAGTACGAGATTGAGCACCTGTTCCGGGCTCTCACCGACAATCTCAGCGCTTGGTGTGGGGCCGCTGGCCACACTGCCGATAGACAGCACGTTCGGCGGCCCAGGGACCGTTGAGGCGCTTCCTTGCGGGCCTCCCGGGCCGGGTGACGTGAACACCGCACCGCTGGAGGGCTGTACCACCTTCGTTGCTGGCGCCGCCGGATCAGTGACGACGACAGACCCACTCACAATACCCATGGGTTAGTCCTGCCTCTCTACCTTGCCGCGGAACCAGCAGTACGTGTGCTCCTTCGTGAGCATGAGCCTGTACTTGGCCCCCTTGGGGAGGGTCGCCACACCGGTCGAGGTCTTCGGGATCACGAAGGAAGCCATGCCTCCCGTGACCGTCTGGCCGTTCGATGTGATCGAGCCCTCGAGGGTAATGGTCGCGTCGAACGGGCCTACGTCCTCGAGTTCGTGGAACACGATCTGGGCGGTGGTCCCTGCTGGCCACACCACCCCGCGTTCCACGAACGTGGCGACGTAGTCAGCTCCCTCGGAGAGGATGAGGCTATCCTCATTGGGGTCAAAGCCGGACATTGAGTTCCTCCTAGTTAGTCACCGAGATGGCGTACCACGGAATGTAGTTGTTATTCAGGGTCAGGGAGGACAGGGCATAGGACGAGCCAATCCCGGTCTGTCCCGACAGCTCATAGCACGACGCACGCAACAACACGGACGACGGTCGTGAGACGCCGCCCTGAGGTACTGCGGCAACGGTGCGCGTCGATCCGCCCAGTGCGGGCTGTCGCTGCATGTGTGCGACGAAGAGAACCTGCGCTGGTTGCACAGTCGAGCTCAGGCCCATGCTGACTTCGATCTCAGCCCTAGCTGTGCCGATACTTCCGTTGAGATTGCTACTCTGCCAAAGTTTCTCGATGTTCTGGTTCATTGGGTTATAGGCAAAGAGCGCAAGGTAGTACTCGTCAATCGAGTAGAACAACGAGTCCGCACCAGTGATGAACCGGAGCTTGTCCAGCTGCCCCGTACGATCTGCCACAAGGGGAGTGAAGTAGATAGTACCCGTGCTGTTGCCCAATACGTTGTTGGCCACCGGCTTGTAGCTGGGAAGTCCTGCACTCAAGGACTCGGAGGAAGATGTTCCCGAGACATTGCCTGTTGTCGTGCTAGCCGAGTAGCTTCCCGACCCATGGCTGTGTGAACCCCCATAGTATGCCGGAATGAGTAGCGCACGCGGCACTGTAGCCATGTCGGTGAGATTCGATACCCAGGCTGGTGTGGGCGCCGCCGCCCCGAGGATATTCTCGAGCTGCTGAATCGCTGCTGTGTTGTCGGCGGATTGGGTGCTGAGTCCTCCCAGGAGCGACCAGATATTGGTCAAGAAGGAATCACCCGGTGAGGGGTTGCTGGTCCCTGAGAGGGCCGATGAGATGCTGTCAATGAACCCCCGAATGAGTGAGCCAGCGTCGTTCTCATCTGAGTCGGGAACACCTGTGATGATCTCGAACAGGTCAGATAGGGCGCCGCCAATGACGGGGACCTCAGCGAGGGTATCGCCGATCTTGGGTATCCCCGCCATGGCAGCAGCCCACTTGTTGTACTCGCCGGCCTCCCACTCCTCCTGAGTGCGGTTCTGAATCGTTGACCAAGAGCCGTAACCAGTGATCGAGCCGTCGGGCGTCAGGTGGTTGGGAGTCGTCATCAGTACATCTTCTTCCGTAGCTCCGCGATGATCTCTCGGATCTGTGTGATGGTCGGACCCTCGCCGCACTGGACTTGGTCGAGGAGCCGAATGAGTTCCTGAAGGAGTGGCTTCAGTTCACGAAGCTCCGCACGGAGTTCTTCGTAATCATCGGCCACACCAGCAGCTATCCGCGTGAATCGCTCTGCCGCGTCAGCCTTGTTCACCGGGGAGTTCTTGTTTATCCGCCCTTGAATGACTGGCGATACGACGGTCCCGACCAGGGCCAGTATCGCCACCCACATAGGCATGGACGCGGCAGTGAACATCCTACTAGAGCCTCTCTATTGCTCGGACTCGCCTCAAGTCGCGGATGACCAGCACTGCCGCGCAGACCATCAGAGACGTGATGATGAAGGCCGCGAATATCCCTCGTTGCAGCCATGCCGATGAGAAGGCCGCGATGATGTAGGTGAGGTACACCATGCACACCGCGGAGTCACCTCCCGCTTGGAGGTACCATCCCCAGTAGATACGCCCACCGCCTCCCGCTTTCCCGCTGTGCAGTACGCGGTTCTTGCCGGCATACACCATCCGATCACCGATAGTCACGATGAGCGGGCCGGCAATGCAGAGACCCACCCAGAGAGCGTGCATCTCGTCGCCGAGCTCACGTTCCACCGTGGTTGGGGCGCCGTAGACGACCATGTAAATACCCGAGATAAACATACTCAGGTAGACGATGGCCTGGAACACCCGGATGTTATCAGAGTCCACGACTCGGTAGAACCGATCTCGCCACTCCTTGATCCAATCAAGCATTGTCACTCCTTGTTAGGACTGCCTACGCTCGGTGCTTCCCGACGTACTGCTCGAGCTCCTTGATCTGCCGCTGGGTCACCCCGTTGGGGGTGAACTTGATCCCGACCACACCGAGGGCCTGGATCGCGCCGGCTACACCGATGAGCACCTCTGTAGGAACGTCGATTCCTAGGCCCACGAGGACCCAGATGACATTAATCCCCAGAGTCACAAGCGTGACCACCGTGTTAGCTACGGTGCGGTACCAGGGCTGTTCCTGGAGCTTCTGCTGGAGTACGTCAGCGACTTCTTGCTGCTCGATCACTTCGCCTCCAGCTTCTGCTCGAGTCGAGCGACACGAGCGATCAGGATCTGTACGAGCCCCACCAGCGTGTGGGTCCGGCCGTCATCGACCATCGAGTCGAGGTCTTCCGGCTTTGCGGAGTACCCGTCCCAGACCACTTCGTTCACGATGGCGGCCCACATGTCGTTGGCAGCCGGGCCGTTCGGATCGGTCTTGGGGTTGAACGACGTGGGAAGGAACTTCACCGAGTCTTCGTTCACTGCCTTCCGGACGTTGCCGAATCGACCCGAGAGCTGAGTCGCTCCGTCCTCTACTGCACCCATAGCAGTTTCTCCTTTCAGGCCCAAGAGGGCTTGGATATCCTCGACCGACAGCGAGGAGTAATTGAGGTCGGTTCCCAGCGGCCACGGCTTCGTGACTGCGGAGTCTGTGAATTGGTGGCCGAACGCGGCATTCTGCAACCAGGCCGGCGGATTCGGGTAAGCCCACACACCCGGGCGTCCCGAGTACGAAGGAGTCACGAACTTGAAGCCCGGGGGCCGAGTCATCCAGAGGCCCGCGTTCGAGACGCCGTTCAGGTAACCGAAGACCCGACGGTCGTCCTTGTACCACCGACGCAGCCGAGCGACTTCGTCATTCACCTCGGCGGATTGATCGCCGCGAATCTCGCCGCCGGCGTCCTCCACGTCGACCATCGTGGCGAGCAGGGGATGGCCCCAGAGGCCGGCCTCTTCAAGCATCTGCTTGTGGAGGTCACAGTTCGCTTGACCCGGTCGGAAGAAGTAGTATGCGAAGACACCCTTCAGCTTCCCTGAGTCAAGCATCCGCTTGGCAGCGCGTGCATTCTCGAGCGCCTTCGTGTCGCGGGCGTTGCCCGAGTTCGTGCGGAACGAGAAGAACGGGTGGGGGTAGCTGTCATCCAGGACTGCCCCGTTGTACTGAGAGACGTCGCTCCAGAAGGTCGCCATGTCACACCCACCCGAATCGTTCGGACACCTGCTTGTATGCGTCGACCGTTGCGACGCTGTAAGACGGCGCTGAGCTCGACGCTGAGCCCTTCAAGACGCCGTCCTGTACGCGACGACGTACGAAGTCAGCCAAGCGCTCAGAGGAGCCGTTACCACTCGCTGTGCCGTGGTTGAGCTGGAAGTGCATCTCATCCTTGCGAGACCAGTCAGCGCCCCAGAAGATGATTCCCTCGAACTCCTTGAGACCGCGGCGAATCGTCGCCACACGGTCCGGGTAGACGCGGGCCATGCGGTTGTCTCCCCATGGGTACTGCGTCGCGTTGATATCGAGCGCAGTGCCGGACAGGTGGTTCGAAGTCGCCACGTCGTTGGTCGCCGACCATCCCCACGTCGGGCTGATGATCTCACCCGGCACGTTGTCGTCGTACCACTTCGCCCAGGCGCTGAGCGCCTCTGCCGCATATCCTCGACGGACAGGAGCCGTGTCCATGTACAGGAGGCCCGGCACGTCGATGAGCACGCACTCATCTCGGTTCACCATTCGCCACCCGTTCTCGGAGTAGTTGTTGCCGTAGATCGTACGGAAGCTCATTCTTTGTCTCCCTTCGTATTGAGCATGTCGACCGCCTTGAAGAAGTCGCCTTCGTCGGCCTGCTTCATCGCACGGAGTACGGTGAGCATATCGAGCGACTGGTCCTGCGGCTCGGGGTCCGGTTCGCTCATCTTCACCCAGCGACCTGGGTTGGTGAGCCAGTGCCGATCACCAGCCGCCGGCGGGCGCCACTTGATCTTCTGATTCTTGCGGTGCCAGCGAAAGCCGACATTCCACAAGTGCTCAGATACAAGCTGCATGTACTCCGATGACATTGGCAGCGCGGCCCCGTTCATGTGAGGCAGCGCCACCAACGCCCAAGCGGCGAACTCCTTGGGATTCTTCGGATCACATTCCGACTGTACCGGAAAGTCTCCTCGTTTCATTCTCTGCACCTTCCCTTTCTCAGAACACTCCGAGGTCCTTGACCGAACTAATCAGCGACTCGATCCGTCCCCATGCTGCGGTTGCCGGGTCCTCGTCAGCAGTGTTGTCTCCGACGGTGATATCGAAGCTCGGTCGCTTCCCTCGCTCCTGGTGGAGCTTGAGTGCGCGGACCCGATCCATGTAGATCTGCTTGCGCGAGTCACCCGGTACCATTGCTCCCACACGAGAGGAGAGCCAGAAGTGCCCGACTCCCTGATCGCCTAGCAGCCATGGGCCGCCGTCGGTGATCTCAATGGTATCCTGCCGGATCGTACGAGTTGCCCACACACCCGTCCTCATGACCATCATGGCCGAGATGGTGTAGGCCTTGTCAGCTCCCTCCTGGAAGTACTCGAAGAGACGCGACTTGCCCTGCTTCATCGACCGCATGAGGAGCTTCACGCTCATCCAAGCGAGAACGGTATCCTCGTAGAACGGCTTGAGCAGTGTATCTACCGACCCGCCGATAGAGCCGATCTGCAGCTGATTGCCGATGATATCACCCAGTGCCTGAATGCCCGCAGATATAGCCTCATTGACACCCGGCATGGAATGTCCACCCGTGTTGATCTGGATGAACTTCGCGGGCTTGTAGAGGTACTGCATGGACTTAACACCGGGCATGTCCGGCGAGTACACAACGAAGGGCCGCTCCTTGCGAGTGAACCGAGAAAGCGGGTTCGCCTCGCGGTACGACTCGGGAATCTCGTCGTCCATGAGAGCGACGTAATCCGTCTCGAGGAAGTCCTCCGTGAAGTCGCCGATGGTGCGGAGCAGACCGTCGAACATCGTGCCGCCGTGTGACGTGCCGACGTATGTACCCGACTCGTCAACGAGGTCAACGATGAGGGCGCCGTGTGTGGGCGTGAAACCGAGCTGAGCGCACCAGTCGGGGACCGGGTCACCCTCGAGCCAACGACGCAGCTTCCAGCTGTACTCCGCGTCTTCGGTCATCGGCTTCTGCATGTCGTGGAAGTTCTTCCACCGCGAGCACGCGACTCCCCAGATCGACCCCGCGGCAAGATCTTCCGCCAAGCCGGTGGGCTTGATCAGGACCATCCAGTTGGACATATCGAACCCGGAGGCGTACGAGCCCAGGTCCATCGGATCATCGGGCAGCGACCAGAGGTTGGTCTGCTCGCGCAGCACCTGAAGGAAGAGCGTGGTCTTCAGGACCCACCGCAGCGGACCGGGCAGAATGAAGACACGCGGGAACTGGAACGCTGCCGGCAAGAACGGATTGGACCATACGTCATAGCCCTTAAGCGTCTCGTAGTCGTCCTCAAACGTCATCGTGACGCGTTGACGCCCGTACTCGTCAGTATCGACTGTGAGCTGACTCAGGCGCCCACTAATGCGCGCTCCGACGTAGTCACACGTCACATTGATGATCTGCTTCTCACCGTTGGCGATCCGCTGCTCTTCGTTGAAAGCCCACTGAGCGCAGGGGTCCTCCCATGGGAGCACAATCTCGTGAGTGCCGGTGTCCCCGTCGAGGGGATTGAAGTCCGTGCTGTAGAAGTCGGTGATGACGTGCTGAAGCTTGTAGTCACCATCCCACACACGGATGAGCATGTCCTGCTTGCGAATCTGCTCGTACTCGCGTTCACGGTCGAGAGTGGCTTGCCAGATGGCTTCACACTCGGCCGCCCAGTCGATCGTTGGGGCAGTCACCACATCTCCAATCCATAAGGACGCGACCAGAGCATGGGCGCGCGTAGCTCAATGCGGCCCCCGCCGTACGGGGCATGATCCACACGGACCGGGAGGAGCGTCTTCTTCGTGTAGGGCGGAATGCGGTAAAGGAAGGTCATTCCCGGAACCGGCATCTCGCCCATGGCGTTCGTGCCGTTCTTGCTCTGCACCATGACCTTGCCACGTTCGAGGGTGACCCGGTACCCCGAGCCGCCTGCCTCCGTCACCTCAGGGAGCGGAATCATGCGGTCGGGGTGAGGACCGGCGATCTGTCGCTGACCGCGCTTGCCGACCCACGAGACGTCCGGAAGGGAGACCTTGAGTCCCTCGGGACCGGACACCACCCAGGAGTGGCGCATAGCCCGGTCCGTCGGGTTCTCGACCTCCACGAACCCGTGAACGACCGCCCCCGGCTCCACGTCATCATCCGTCCACTCGAAGTACGTAATGACCGTGTCCTGGTACCACATGGGCTGACCCGCGCGGAGGTGGAGCTGGGGGTTGACGTACTGATCCATGAACGGGTCCCGCCCGAGAGTAACCTCGGGGGTATCGTGCATGAGGAGATCGAGGGACCGGAGAGACCCTGCGAAGGGCCCCCCGATCACCTCGAGGTCCATACGAGTTTGACGATTGGGGTTGGGGTCCCATTCGTCTTCCTCGTAGTCGAACATCATCCGCAGCATGGAGTCGGCTTCCTCCGCGGAGGTCTTGTTGTCGGTGACGTGGAATCCGAAGTCGATATCTCGGTATTCCCAATCCACACCGCGCTGTGTGCCGCCCTCCTGCTTTACCGTGGAGTCCCACTCCGTCTTAACGGGAGCGTCGATAATGTCACCCTTCACCTGGTCCTCGGCGAGATAGACGCCGTGGGTAGCCATGTGCTCGGGGTGAACAACCATCTCTTCTCCATCGGGAGAGGTGAGTGTTACTTTCCAGTTGCTCACTTCGTGTGACTCCTCGAGTATCGCATCTGATTACGGATGCCGAGCTGCTTGAGCTCGCGCTGTGCTTCTCGCCAGTCCTGAACCACCAGCGACTCGATGATGGTTCGAGCGTCGATGTTTCCACCATTGCCGGCGGGGAGCTGCTGGAGCGTCTCCCACTGCGAAGGTGTGAACACCGCCGCCTGCTCGTATCGACGGAGCTTGTTCTCGACCAGTGAGATTCCAGGGGGAACCACACCGCCCCGATCAAACTTGCCGATGAGCAGCTGACGAGCCTCCTCCATCTTGGTCGCATAGCGATCCGGGAAGGCGGAGACCTGAACTCCCTGAGCGACCTCACCCTTCGGCATGGACGCCCAGTTCGGGAACTTCTTCGTCATCGCATTCAAGAACAACTTGCTCGACTCGAATGCTGACATACGCTGGGCGAGAGTCCCCCAACCTGCCTGGCGCTGCTGGTAGAGACCCACCGAGTCGTGGTCTGAACCAACCGCGTCGTGCGGGAACTTCAGCGAGTCCGGAACCGCAGCGTTAGCGTACATCTTGATACCCGTCTCAACGAGCTGAGTACCAACTGCGATGATCGCCGCGTCGAGAGGAAGCTTCAAGGACTTGGTGGCGGCCACCGTATCCTTGATGTAGTTGTCTCGTCCTCGACCGTTCGTCGGCTTCGTGTTGTCCACCGGTGCGGACGGGTCAAGTTGCGGATTCGCGGGCGGGTTCCAATTGGAGTCCGTTCCCTGTGCCTTCAGCTTGGCCTTCGACTCCTCGTAGGTCTTCTGAGCAGCAGCGTTGTCGTCCTCGTACTTGCGCTTGAGGGCGAGCTTCTGATTCTCGTAGTCCTCCTTGGAGAGCTGCTTGGCTTCGTACTTGCGCTTGAGAGCGAGAGCCTCGTCCTCGTACTTGCGCTTGCGCTTCAGCTTCGCGGCGTCGTAGTCCTGCTTCAGCTTCAGTTCCTGCTGGGACGTGTCGGTCTTGTTCCCCACCGTCTGACCGTAGGTCGAGTCAGTAGTGGAGCTGTCCTCGTCCCCGCGCAGCATGTAGCGGTTGGCGATAGCCACCGGGTCAATGCTGTCCGAGAACTGCGACGGGAGGAAGATATCGAAGAGCGATTCTCCAGTGATCTGCCCCCACTTGCCGAATAGGTCACGAGTCGTCTTGACCGACGAGAACGGCTCCTTCTTCTGAGTCGTGTTCTGCGTCGTCGTGTTCTGAGTCGTGGTATCCGGCGTCTGACCGTCAGGCGTCCAGTCGGGCGTCTGTCCCTCGGGCACCGTGGTGTTAGCGACATTCGGCGGCTCGATGTTGGTCGAGAACGAAGCCGACTGCCGCGTGTGGACGTGGTCCTGGTGACCCGAGTAGTCAGAAGCGAAGTAGCTTCCACTCGAGTCAGGCTTTCCGCCTGCCCATCCCACCTTCTTGCCCGTTCCCGGGTTCATCCAAATGATCTGCTCGAGTTGAGGCAGCTTGGGTGCAAGGGAGAAGAGAGTGTCTGCAAACTTCTGCATATTCGGGACAGAACCCGACCAGTCGATACCACGGTTGAATCGCTGCGGATTCGGCGCATAGCCGGCCTCGCCTCGATCCGACTCCTGGTGACCCGGGTAAGTCGACGCCTTGACGCCGAACTCCTTGGCGATGGCGTAGACCCAGTCCGGGAAGCCCGAAGCCCCGTACGAGATCGACGTGCCGGTGGGCATGCCGTACGGAATCGAACCGCCGCTTGCGAACGCGGCCGCCGGACCGCCGTCACCGAAGCCCCCGTTTAGAGCGCCCAGCCAGCCGCCTAGCGCCCCAGCGAGCCCCGGCGTGAAGTACGTCTCGCCGTTGCTCACTCGTGCGATAGGACGCCCGTCAGGCCCCAGTGCGGGGATACTGTCAGACGTGCCCGTGCCCGGACCGCTGATTCGCTGTCCGCCCAGGGCCGACAGGAGCCCGCGGTGCTTCCGAGACGCCGCTGCGTTGACGATGAACCCGCCCGGTGCAGCGTTGATGTAGCCACCCGACCTCAGGGACTGGAGCGTCTGGCCCCACTCCTTGATGGTCGAGACACCGGGGATATCCACTCCCATGATCGAGCCCGGGAGCTTCGCGAGCAGACCGCCGATAGCGTGAAGCGGAGCCTTGATGATATCGACCACACCAGAGAAGGCGTTCTTCATCGCGTCGCCGACCTTGGTGGCGATATCGCCCATCACCTTGAAGCCCTTGCCGATATTCTCGAAGATCGGCTTGACGATATTCCAGACGGTGGTAATCGCGGACTTGATTCCCTCCCATGCGGGAGTGATCGCGTTGTTCCAGAGCCAGAGGGCCGCGTCGCCGACAACCTGGATGGCTGCCTTGAACCCGTCCCAAACCGGCTTGATAACCCCGTTCCAGATACCCGAGATAATCGACCCGATGGCATTGAACGCCGGCGAGATGATGTTGTGCCAGAGCCACATGACGACTGCGCCCGCGGCCTTGATGACCGCCTGCCAGATCTTGAAGTAGATCTGGACACCGGCCCACCACAGGGCAATGACAAACTTGATAGCCTTGAATGCCGGGACGATGATCGTCTGCCAGAGCCAGGTGACAACGGCACCGACTGCCTTGAGCACAGCCATGAAGACCTTGAAGACAATCTGCGCGTATGCCCACCACAACTGGATGGCAAACTTGATCGCCGTCCATGCCGGGAGCATGATGTTCTGCCAGAGCCACGACATGACCTGGCCGACCATCTGGAGTGCCTGCTTGAACAGCGGGAACACCGTGCCCGAGAGCCACTCCCACACCACCGCAATGGCGGCCTTGATTCCCGCCCAAGCAGCTTGCACGAAGTTCCGGAACGTCTCGTTCTTCTTGTACAGCAAGACGAGCGCACCGACGAGCAGGCCGATAGCGACGATGATCCACGTGATAGGCGAGGTCGCAATGGTCAGGGCCACACCAAAGGCAGTCGTCGCAGCCGTGGCGATTCCCGAAGCAACCGACCCGGCGATGAGCGCCGCACGGTGCGCAGCGAGAGCGACCGTATTGGTGCCCAGAGACGCCGCAGAGCGCCCGGTCGCCGCGGCGAACACACCTTGCACGACCGAGGAGGCGAACATCGTAGCGTTCCATGCAGTCATCGCTACGCCGATGGTCTTGACCGCCAGCGCGGCGGTCAGGAGGTACGGTGCGAGCGGAGCCAGCTTGGCAACGATGGTCGCGAGGTGCGGGGCAAGGATGGACAGCGTGGTAGCCCACGGGCTGAACGCATGAACCAGACCGGGCAGCAGCGGAGCGATGTTCGCCAGTGCCTGACCGAGGGCGGGCATGAGTCGATCAGCCATCGCCATGAGCCCGGGCAGCGACTCGCGAATCGCCTGGCCGATAGCCTGGAACCCGGGAGCGAGGCCCGTCGCGGCACGTGCACCGAACTCACGGAAGAGCGTGAATGCCGGTCCTGCCACTGCCATGACGTTACGGAAAGCCGTGCTGATCCCGGTGAGGGAAGCGCGCAGCTCTTCGCCGCTGATGTTACGAAGCTTCTCGCCCCAGCCAAGCAGGGTCTCGTTGATCGTTGCGCCCGTGCTAGCGAACTCGCGAGCTGCCGTGCCGAGTACGGAGATCAGGCCGCTGAACAACGAGCCGAGGCCATTCTCTCCCGCAGCGAGCGAGGAGAAGAATCGGTTCGATCCCGAGATCATGTTATTCCAGCCCTGCATTGCTGCTGGGCCGGCAATCGACTGAGCGATCTGCGTACCGATACGACCGAGCGTGGTCGACAGGCCGCCGAGAGGACCTTGCAGCTTGGAGATCAAGCCGCCCGTCTTCTCGAATGCGGGCACGAGTGCCTGGCTGAAGTTTCCGACGATCTCCTGGCGGAGATTACGGAAGGCGACCAGCAGCGGAGCCATCCGCTGACCGATCATCTGGTTGAAAGCCTTGTCAGCTTCCTTGAACTGGTCCATGAACTCCTTGGCGCCTTCGGCAAGACCGGAGAATCCAATCTTGGCGACGACAAGAGCAGGACCGAGGATACCAGCGGCAGCAGCTGCCACGGTACCCATCGCCGCGCTGATAGCCAGGAGACCCTGAACCATCGGCCCGGACGTGAAGTTTGAGATCACCGAAGTCACAGCTCCCAGCGCACCAAGTGCCACCGCAGACCCGACAGTGACCATGCCGAGAACCTTGCCCACACGGGTGAGCGTGCTCACGAGCTTCCCGACTGCGGACAGCACCATGATAGCTGCGGTCACGCGGGCGATATCGCGAGCCAGGATACTGGCGAATCGAGCCACGACCTTGAGCCATCCCGCGAGCTTCGCGAGTGAGGTCGAGGCGACGAGTCGAAGGCCGGTAGCCCCGACCATGAGCGAGGCACTGAAGACTCGAATCATGCGCGAGGCATGGACCATTCCTCGTGCCACCGCGTCGATGTTCTTGATGATGACCGCAGACGCTGCACCGATCATGGTGAACGCGGCCATGGTACTGCGCAGGCCAGAACGAAGACCGGAAGTAAACCCTCGCGAGAACTTCCGACCTTCGCTCTTACCCCGCTTGTCGGAGTTCATCCCCCGACTGAATCGCGAGCCGTACGCAGCGCCCGACTTCTGGCCCTCCGCACCGGCGTCCTTCGAGAAGCCGCGGAATGCAGCCCGGATATCCCTTGCGAGGGGGCGGGTATCGCCGCCGACGGATACATATCCGGACGCAAGCTCAGTTGCCACGGGCTTCCCTTTCTCTACGAACGCTGGTGCGCGTAACCTTCTCTTCTGCCGTACTCGACTTCATGCGAGCGCGGAGAAGAGCCATCTTTTCCTTGAACTGGTCAATCGGGATAGCCTCGCCCTTCGTACGCTTCGACGTAGGCTCAACGCCTGGGCGCGTGATCGGCTGAGGCTGATTCCGATTCTTCTGGCCGTCGCGTGTCTTCGCCCACACCAACCAGTTGAGTGCGTCAGCTGCTGAGGCGAGGAGCATGTTAGTGCGGCCCTGCAACCCGATCCAGTCGGCGTCGTCAGGATGACTTGCACGAGTGAGCGCGTCGCGCTCGTCGGCATGCTCGACACAGACTTTCAGGTCGCGCCAGGTGAAGTCCTCAGACCCCACCCAGCGCAACCTAGTCCCCCGGCGGATTAGGTCCGCCTCCAGCGCGGGACCCTTCTCAGGATGAAGGGCTAGCTCGAGGAGGCCTCGGATTCCCCCGAGCTCACACCCGAGTCTTCCTGCCAGGCCTCCATGAGCTTCTCCATCTCGGACTGAGGAGCCTTGTCCATCTTCTCGAGGTCTTCCTCGGAAGCGACCTGCTCGAGCAGCGCGAAGAACTGCTCCTCCTGCGGGAGCTTGCGGTTCTTGCGGATGAGGCCGAACGGGATTGCCGAGAACTTCGGCAGGGTCACGCGCTCCTTGATGGCTTCGCCGTCGGAGTCGAAGCCGGTAACGATCTTGTGATGGAACTTCTCGAATGCCATGGTTGCACCAGGCCTTTCTTTGTTGAGGTTTGCACCGGGCCGATGACCCGCCCGCCAGAGGCAGGCCCGGTGCAGGAGGAGAACCTCTAGCGGGCGGGACTATCAGGCCGCGTTGACGACGAGCGTCAGGCCCTTCGTTGCCTCGGCGGGCGTGGGAGTAGCCGAGTCGGTCACCTTCACCGTGAAGTCGAACGAGCCAGCCTCCGTCGGGGTACCGGACAGGACGCCGGCCGACGAGAGGGTGACCCCCGCCGGCAGAGCACCCGCGGTGACCGTCCAGGTCTTGGCACCCTCGCCGCCGACCGACGCGAGAGTCGCCGAGTAGGCCTCGTCTTCGTTCGCCGGGGTGAGCGTCGCGGTCGACACGGTGAGCACGGCCTCGGACCCCGCCGGAGCGAAGTACTCGACCATGTTGTCGCCGTTCTCGTCCTCGAAGCACTCCATGGTCACGGTGTACATGATCGTGTCGGAGTGGACCTTGACGATATCGTCCACCTCGGTGATCTGACCGTCGGCGATGGTCGAGCGGTTCAGCGCGTCACCGTCGTAGACGTCGATGACCCACGCGGCGTGAGGCGACTGCTTCGAGTTCTTGTGGACGACGATCTCGCCGTCCTCACGAACCTCGACGTTCTCCTCACCGTAGATGCTCTTGAGCACCTCGGCGTTGATCGACTCGAGGAAAGCGAACTGGATGGTCAGCGAGTAGTCGGTCTGGAGGACCTTGACCACCTTGCCGCCGAACGCCTTCTTCTTGTCGGTGTCACGCGACTCGGACTGGGTGAACCCGTCCTCGCCGATGTAGCCCTGGTCGATCAGCCACTGGTACTCGGCCGAAGTGATATCGGTCTTGGCGGAAGTCGGCAGTGCACCGCCTCCCTTGGGTCCTCGCAGAAGTGCACCGGTCGCCCGGGGCATCGCGGCAAAGACGTTCTCAACCTTGGAAGCCATGGTTGGTTTTATCCTTTCTTGCGGTTGGATATCCCGAATGCGCCAGTGAATTGCCACCGACGACGGTCCGCGACGAGCGGATCGGGGAACGGAACCGGGATTGACTCAGTGCGCCAACCTCGGAATTGGGTGTCGCCATTCAGCTTGAACTGAGACGACTTGCACTGTGCGAGGACGACCCCACACAAGCGTTCCGCATCTCCGGTGTTCGTCGCGTAACACTGGATGGCGAACACAGGCTCCGCTAGGGTGCCTGTATCGTCCTCAGAGCCTCCAACGAGGTCGACCACGATGAATGACTGGGGACGGGACTTTGGGCGGTCCTGAGACACGCTCAGGGCCGGATTCAGCTCCTTCAGGAGTTCGATCATCGACAACAGCGCCGGAGGAAGCGGCGCACGCTCACTAACCCCTAGCACGATAGAACTCCTTCAGCAGCGTGTGGTTGGCGGCGTTGTCTTCCTTCGCCTCTTGCGTGGCGGTGATGACAGTGCCGCGGTGACGGCCTTGAGGACGAGCAGCACCCTCGGTAGACGAGGTCTTATAGCCCGGCTCGTCAAGGTTCTGATTGGCTCGGTCGGCAATGCCGCCCGTGATCTCATTGATCTTGGCAATCAGACGTGGCGCGGAACGAATCTTGCGGAAGCCCCTGCGGTTCAGGCGAACATTAGCCATCGACTCGCCTCACTACGATGGTGCCCCCCGGATTCCAGCGAAAGGGATTCCGTCGCGCGTCTCCCGCCACTCCCTCGACTTCGTACGTGTAGCCCGGCTCATCGGGTAGCGTGACTCGATCACGCGGGCTCCACGACTGGTTCTTGGGAATGAGCAGCAGACGAGTCACGACCAGACGATTAGGACCGGAGGAGAGGTCCTCGTTGGAATCTGGGGGATTGGCACCGTAGATCTTCCGCTGAACACTCGGTGCCCAGCTGTCTAGCGTGTTGCCGTAGTCGTCTTCGCCTTCACCCGTGTAAGCTTCATAGCCAATCGGGTATAGGGCCCTCATGTGGTCGACGCTCCTCCGTTGATCGGCATCCCGTCACCAGAAAGCAGAGCCCCGCAGTCGCAGAAGGTCGGGTTAGCCTGGAAGTTCCAAGCGCACCAATCGGCGTGCTGCACATAGTCCTGGCTCGTGGGAATCGTGGAGATGGTCGACGCGCGACCACGCTTCCGATACCCACTGCACAAGGACTGGAGATCACGAATCTCCTGGGGCCGGAAGAGAGCCGAGTCACTCGACTTCAGCGTCTCGCCGTATTCACCAGCAGTGCGCTGAGTGACTGCTCCCGAGCCTCGTTCGCTCCACCGCAGAATTGCTCCGCGGAGAACGTCCTTGACGATCTCAAGGTCTGCCGGGTCATCGAAGTCCGGCTCCTTGAGGCAGGGAGCTACCCGGAGAGCACGGACCCATGCTGTACGGATCATGTCCTCAGCGGTTGCTGCCTCCAGGTCCGCGTCGAACTTCTGCAAGTCGGCGGCGGTGATCGGAGCTTCTGGTAGTTCGTCAGCCATGGGTTCCTCCTCTCATGGGAACTGGCTGGTGTGGGCGGCGGACAACTCACCCACACCAGCCAGAGCTTGGATCAGCCCTCGGCCGGGGGCTCTTCCTCTTCCTCGGCGAGCTTGTACACCACGAAGGCGTTCGGGTCGAGGATGACCCAGCCGAAGATGACCTCCATGAGGTACGCGACCGCGTTCCGGCGCTGAAGATCGCCGTTACCGAACGGATCGCCGTACTCGATCTTACGCAGACCGATCTGGTGAGCGTAGCCGAAGCGCAGCGCGTTCCAGTCGCCACCGATTGCACGGATGCCGGTGTCGGCTCCCGCATCCACGTCGCCACCGACGGTACGCGAGTTCACCATGGGCTGGCCGCTGTACGAAGCAACGGTCTGGCCCATGTTGATATCCGGGTTCAGACGACGGCCGTCCGAGTCACGCGCGGTGGCGAGGACGTACGTCAGGCGGGGATCGACGGCAAAGCCGTTGAAGTTGTTCCCAGCCGTCTCGGTGACCGCGTTGTAGCCCTCCCACAGGAGCGGGTCGATATCCACACCCGGGGTGGTGGGGAGCTCGATCACAGGTGCGTCGGTGGTGATGCCCTTGGTGCCTGAGGTGAGCGTCGCGCCGTTCGAGGACTGGCGGTTGTGGATGACCGCGGCGTCGATCTGACGCGCGAGGGCACCGGCCATCTCGTCCCCGATGATATCGAGGATACCGGCCGGGTTGGTGAGCACGGTCTCCATCGAGAACTCAAGGCCGACCTCGGCCTTGATGGTCTTGAAGTTCACCGCGCCGGCCTCGAGCTCGGAGTCGACCTTGTTCTGCAGCTCGCCGATGATCGACGCAGCCGGACGCTTGGTCAGAACCGGGATGACGTTATCCCCGAGGATGACCGGGGTCGACTTCGAGAGGGTGGGGATGATGGACTCGGCGGTTGCCTTCTTCCACCACTCCGAGGAGATGCTCTTCGGCAGCAGCTGAGTGCCGCCGGTACCGCCCACGATGGAAGCACTGCCGCTGGCAGGCGGCTGCAGTACAGACTTGGTAGCCATGATGGCTCCTTTCTAGGTTGTGTTATTCGCTGAAGCCGAGGATGGCCAAAGCGGCTGCGTCTTCCGACGCTCCGTCTCCCGAATTGTGGGACTGGCCCTGGTTCGGGTCGGGCAGCGGCGAACGAGGCCCGGTGGTTTCACCGAGGTATTCCAGGAGCTGATCGGCAGAGGCTTCGAGCTCCTCCTTGGTCTTCCCCTGGAGCAGATGAGCGGGAACCGAACGGTCGTCGGTGCTCTTCTCCTTGGCCACGTCTTCACGCAGCTTGGTGAGAGCGTCCGCCTCGTCACGTTCCCGGAGCTTCGACTCGTGCTCGGAAGCGCGCTGCTTCCAAGTCTCGGTCTCGCTCTTCGTCACCTCAAGCTCCTGCTTGAGAGAAGCGATCTCTGCTTTCAGGTCCTTGTTGGCCGCACGCTCGTCTACGAGCGCCCGGTAACCCGCCTCGCCGAGAGGCTTGTCAAGGTCCTTATTTTCGTCCGCCATTGTGATTCCTTTCCATCGCGGATCGGTGTCTCCTGAATGCTTCGTGCGATCAGGAAGCTAATTGATTCCAGGCCGCCACAATGGCGTCTGGGTTGTCGCTACCCACCTCGCGGGTAATCGACTGGTATTCTTCCTCCCACTGTCCTACATAGGACGGCGGTCGGTAGACCTGTCCCGGTCGAACGGCGACCGCGAGACAACGACAGCAGTCGTGGTACTCATCACCGATCTTGCGAGTTCCTCGCGTCCGCCCGGGCTCGCCCTTGAGCTTCTGCGTCTGGGTCTGCTTGCGGCCGACCACACGAAGGGCCGACTCGGCTGAGGCGTACACATCTTGTCGCGTGGCGAGCATCTTGCAGAACCCGCACGCATTAGGACGAGCGCGACGTGCCCAGGTGGCGCCTGGTTCGGCCTCAGCGCTCTGTTGGACGCTGTCCTGAGCGGCACTGTAGATGTGCCCCTCCATGCTCCCTGAGAGGAGCTGAAGGCCCGTTGTCGCGTTGCCCTTGGACATGGCCCAGCGCGCGGTAACGCGCAGTGCCTCCTCGGGAGTTATGTCTGCGACAACGGGGTCTCCGCCGGCAAGCTCGTAGTAGGTCGCTCCCGCCTCACTCGCGAGAGTGAACACGGGCTCGGCCAAGTCCACGTAGGCGTCCTGCATGTAGAGCCAGAACTTCTGGTCGTCAAGCGGGGGCGGATTCCTCCACACCTGACTGAGCGCCCGAAGCCCCGCTCGGGTTATCGGCGCCAGCAGGTTCCCGAGAACCGTCGGACTCAGCGCTTCCTCCATTGTCACCTCCCCGCAGAATTGCCATCATCTGCTCCTTGGCGAGATCACGCTTAACGCGCTTCGCCTGGGAAGGAGTGAGGCCCACCATCTCGCGGGTCACGTCCGAGTCCTTCGGCATGATTCCCGCGGAGGTCAGCTTGACAACGCGGTCCGCGTCAGCGCCAGCCGTCGGAGTACCTGGGTCCCGCCAGACGGTGACCATGTCACCCTTGGAAGGAATCTCTCGGGTCTTCAGGTAGACGGCCAGCTGGCCGAGCTCGACCCAGCCGGGGTTGAATCCGGACACGCGCCGCTCAGCGCGCTTGACGAGGCGAGCTTCGAGAGCGCGGATGGCGTCACCCGATGGCGGGTTCTCGGTGACGAAGCCGAGATAGCTCGGCGGGATACCGACCTCAGCAGCGAACATCTTGGAGAGACCCTCGATCTGCTGCATGTACGGCCCGGGAGGATTAGTCGGGAACTGCCCGACCTGAGGGATACCCTCGGACTTGGAGTCCGGGTGATCCTCCACCCATTCCTCGTCGCGCTCGAGATTCCAGAAGTGCCCGAGTAGCGCCTGCCAGCCGGGGAGCGGATTCCCGTTCGCGTCAGTGAAGGCGTCCTCCCGCGCACCGAGTGCGTATCGCTGAGGAGCGGAGAAGAACTCGCGGTTCGTTTCCATGCCCATGAGCGTGCGGACGGCCATGTTCGTGTAGGCACGGACGGCCTTCGTCACCTCGGACTTACCCTGCCGACGACCGGCGCGGGCGCGGTTGGGGAACCACACGACCGGGCAGCGGCCGAGGTTGTGCTTGTCGGTCCCCGTCACCCGCCATCGGGAGGTCTCGGTTGCGCGCTCGTAGAACGTTGTCTGGTTCTCTTCGTAGAGAGTACCGCGCAGCCACTCGCCGTTGACGTATCCCTTCAAGGCCGCAGCTTCGATCCGGCGCTTGCGACGGTTGTAGAGCCCGGTCATATCCTTGGCGGACTCGACCGTAGCGAGAATCTCCGGCTCACCGATCTTCTTGTCGCCGGTGCCGATCACACCGAAAGACACGCCGTACAGCAGCGAGTCGAGATGGCCGAGCTCCGACTCATAGGCCAGCTCGTTGTCGTCGTAGACCTGCTGAAGAACCTTCATGTACTTGGCGTCCGTGTCCCAGCCTCGCCAGTCGATACGCTCGTGGAGAACGTCGACCGTCGTTGCCGGCCAGCCACACACCAGGTCCATGACGTCTCGGCGGATCGTCGGCGGGATCGAGAATCCGGGCCGTGTGGTCCGAGTACCCTCGTAGTAGCGGTCTGTGAGTTCGTTCGAGTTGCGGTGCTTGTTCAGCTCGTTCATGAGCGTGATGTAGGACGAACTCACGAGATCATCACCCTTCCTCTTCGTCGTTGCTTATCTGCGCGGTTGCGCGTGGGGGCTCCTCGACCGAGGGCCATGTTACGAGCTCGCCACGCGAGCGTGAGCGCATAGGCGCCGTCGATCTTGTCCGGTGAGTCGGGGTACTTCTTGTACAGCAAGTAGCCCGAGCGCGTGGCACGCTTGCGGGCGTTGAGGATATGCCGAACCAGGTTCGGTGACCCATCGTGGGTCATATCCCCGTTGGCGATTGCCTTTCGCAGGCTCTCGACGTAATCCGACACCTTCGAGTCCTTGCCTCGCGGCCAGGCAGCAATGGCGTCGTTAGCGGAAGCCTTGATTCGGTACTTCCGCCCGTACTTGCGATTCCAAGAAGCCATTTGGCTTTCCCACCCGGATGGGTCGCCGAGAAAGCCGATCACATTGTACCGCTCATGGACGCGGGCAAGTGCGCCCTCGACTTCCATGATAGGGGTAACGAAGTCCTTCTCTTCTCCCTTGCGGGCTTCCCAACAACCGATCTCGAAAGCAGCAGCGTCGGACACGCGCATACCAACCAGGAAGGTGGCATCCGCCTTGCCTTTGTTGCGGCCCTTCGAGCCGTCGAAGCCGAGGACGATGGCGTCTCCGTCTTCGATATACTGGTCCATGTCGAAGCAGCCAGCAAGTTGAAGTCGAGACACCCAGGAGTCGGACGCGGCGTCCACCTGGTTGAGGAAGTCGGAACGACTCTCCTGCACGTCCTGCTCGGGGTCCCAGATCGTGGAGATGAGACGATCAAGGTCCACGTGGCCGGGTTCGCATGGCGGGTTGTGGATCACGCAGCCATCGGGATGGCCCGAGCTGTCACCGTACGCCACACGGAGGCCGGCGAGCAGTGACTCGCGGTCGAACATATCCGTCTCTGGCGGCGCTTCTCGCGTGTCGTACAGCAACGACGTATCACGAACGCGACCGGCGCGGATATCGTCCCAGAAGGCGGCTGAGCCCTCTGCAACCGAGTTCTCACCGGGGATGAATGCGTTCGGCGACTCGAGCACGGTGCCGCCGACCTTCGCGGCGTTCGACCGCAAGACTCGAGCGAGCTTCTTGCCCCCGTTGCTGTCCACCCACTCCTCGGTCTGGTCCATGACCGTGAAGATGGCACGCTTACCCTTCACAGTACGAGGTGACGCGGTGAGCTTGTCGATTCGACCTCGACCGCGCGGCAGCGAGATGAACGTCTCCATCGGCTCGAGGCCGGGGTAGTGGTCATGGATCGCTGCGTCCTCGTGCAACATCTCCAGCATGGGCGACCACGTGTTATCGACCTGCTCCTCGGACACGGCCGAGATGTTCACGATGGGGGTCCGTGTCTCTGACCAAGGACGCCCGACGGGTTGTCCGTCCGCGTCCCATCCGTCAAAGACCACTGGACCCAGTGCCTCGCCCAGGGCAATCATTCCCAGGATAGGAGACTTGCCCCAGCCTCGAGGTCGACCGAGCACGCCTCGAGTATATGTGCGTCGGCCAGCTTGGGGGTCTATGGTGTACCAGTCGAGAATGAAGTCCTCTTGCTCAATGTACAGACGCAGAGGCTCGAAGATACCGCCCGTGTCCGGGCGGGCCAACATCTCGTGGTACCAGTCAATCATGATGAAGCCGAGCGTAGGAGTTTCACCGGGCTCAGAAGGCTTCCAAGGCATCGCACCTATCCTTCCACACCGGTGAGTCGCTCCCGGCGTTACTTCTTCTTGTTACGCTTGAATCGGCGGTCTTTCTTGCCGCCGGGCTTTGGCGTTCCGCGCTTCTTCGCCATTATCGCTTCCTCGCTTTCTTTCTGGTGGGCAAGCGACGATAGCGAGTCTTCTTACCGCCTTTGGTCTGGTGAGCCCAGCGACGTGCCCAGGGCTGCTTCGTCGCGAAGGCCCATCGCCACTGTTTCTTGGATCGAAAGCCTTTCCGCTTTCTCGCCATTGCTACACCGCCTTGAAAGCTCCGCGTCGTGCTCGTGCGGACTCGTCGTCGGTTGCTGACTTCGGCAGGCCTGCTGCTCCTGCCTTCGCCTTGCGCTCGCTCTCGTCAGCCGTTGCGAACACGATTCGCAGGCGGGCGCGATCTTCGCGAGTCGCGCCGTGTCGAGCCATTCGAAGGCGAAGTTCTGAAGCGGCCTTGTAGTCACCCTGCCACATGCGGCCGTGAACCGCTGCACAGTCGATGAGGTCCAGCCAGTCGCTCATGCGGTAGTCCGCTGTCAGCGGGTCTTCCACCCAGGCGTCCCACCAGTCGATGGTGTGGTCCGGCCATTCGCTGCCGTCAGGCATGAAGTCCGGAAGCTCGGGAGCCTCGCAGGGCTCGGACTCGACCGAGCGAATCTTATCCTTGGCAGCCTTCGCACGCGAGGCGTTCGCCATCTGACTGGGGTCTTTACCTGCGGCGCCGCCCCTTCGTGCAGCCATGTCGTTCCTTTCCTGTAAAAGCTTCGGCACCTGTACGCGGCCTCAGCGACA